GTTACTTGCAACCTGTTGCAAATATTACCGCAGATAGAGAGTTTTATATCGTTGATGCAATCAAGACACAAACAGACATATCTGATATTATCAACCGTGTATCATTACGATTTGCCAAGGGTGGATTTGATCAAGACTTTGTGGAGATAGCCCGCGTCGGTGACTTTGAAGAAAACAACCAAGAGCAACGATCAGACATATACGCGCAGGTTTCAAAAAATAAATTTGGGGAGCTATCCGCAACGCTTGAATCTGAATATGTTTACGATAGAGACACTGCGTTTTTGATTTGTCATACGATGGTCAGATCCAAAAGCGCTCCACTTGTTACCCTAGACTATCAGGCCGATATACATTTTGGGTATTTGATGCTCGGTGATTTGGTAACATTGACAGACAATAATTTGTATTTAGACAATACATTTTGTACTGTGGTCAGTAAACAATGGACAGGTGTTTTTTGGCGGTATATATTGGCAATACAAGACACACCGATACAACTAGGCCGATATAATGACTGATACCGATATACCCGACATTTTACAACGTACCGCAAAAGCTGGACACGTTATATTTACAACCGGTGATTACAATCTTAATATCATTGGGGTGCGTACAAAATCGAGGATAGCAAATAAATTTGATGATTACCTGTACTGTGTTTTTAAAGTTGCAGATGTATGGCAAGAGTTTAAATTTGCAATCACTACAGATCCGGGGCTATACCACATCAAAAACCCAAAATATGTTGTGGGCACTGCAATCATGGTGGCGGGCCAATATAGAGGCGCATACAAAATCGGCACGCACAGAGGTTACCCAGCTCTATCGCAAAGGGGTGCCAAGGTCAAAATATATCGTGATGGTAACAAGGATCATATATTGGACCATGACCCCGAAACATCAATTAGCGGTTATTTTGGTATCAATATCCATAGAGCAACAAAATACGGCACTAGCAAAAAAGTAGACAAGTGGAGTGCAGGATGCCAAGTATTTGCCAACAGTGACGATTTTGATTTGTTTTTGGAGATTTGCGAAAAATCAGCGTCAATCTGGGGTAATAAATTTACCTATACACTACTCGAGGACTAGGCCATGGACCCCAACCAATTTATTGTTGAAATGTTACCGCAAGGCGGATTTGCTGCGTTTTTGTTTTGGTTGTACTACACACAAAAAAAAGACACTGAAAAATTACGCGAGCAAAACAAAGCTGAGCAACAGGCATTGAGAGATAGGTATGCAAAAGTAATTCAGGATTACCAAACCGAGAGAGACGAGGCACAAAAAGAAGTGAGGCGGCAGATTACTGCACTCTCAGACCGCATAGGCCATCTACAAACAAAATTAATACAGGCAATTACCAAAATGGAAGCGTTTGCGCAAAGTTTGCAAGATTTGAAAAAAAAGATTGACAGGTAAACAATGATAAGATTAAAATAAACCCAGTGCAAAAAACAGAGATTTTGCACTGGGTGAAAAGAGTTTATAGTGGGCTTGGTGGGGACCTAGCCCATTATTTTTTTACGGTCTATGACGAGCAATGCGGTACCCAGTAAACAAAGTGTAATTGTTATTGTTTTGGTAACCAATGCAAAAATAATCATTTAAATCTCCTATTATATAAATGTCACACCTTTACAGTGCGTTAACATTGTGATACTGTAATCTTGCATTGTCAACAAAAAAAGGAGAAAAAATGCAAGTAACTGATAAATGGCCCGCCTACATGGCGAACCTGATAAACGAGGCCGAGATAACACAGCAAGATTTTGCAACGCTATGCGGTGTCACACCTGGTGCAATTAGTCAATGGTTAAGCGGCAAGCGTCGCCCAAATATATCATTATTAAAAAAAATAATAACAGCGGTGATGCAAGTTAAAAAAATAAGCCGTGCCAAAGCAACCAAAGAAGTTTGCAAGGCATACCTTTTTGAATATGGGATTGTGTGATGTGGGTAGACCATTACATAAGCGTATTTTATGACGTTCCGGTGGCAAGTGCTCGCCCGCGTTTTAACAGGCACACAGGCAGCGCATATTTGCCAGCAAAAAGCGCCAAAGAAGTCACCAGAATTGCAGGATTAATTAAACACAAAATGCAAAAAGATTACATCAAAAAAATACCCAAACACATTGCCGTTAGTTGTGTTCTGCATTTTGTGCATGCAAAGCCAAAAAGCCACAAAAAAAGCACATCAAGAATACCAAAGACCACACGCCCCGATATTGATAACCTCACAAAAACATATCTTGATAGCGCAACAAAAGCCGGCCTTTGGCATGATGATAGCCAAGTGGCAAAGTTGCTGTGTGAAGATTACTACGCAGCAACGGGCGAGGATCCACATATAATATTTAAAGTATCGTATTGGCTAGATGCCAAAATACCAAAACCCACATGGCTAGATTTTGACCCTGATAGGAGTACATGATGATTTACATTTTAATTGATAACGAAGAAATATACAGCGCACCCGCAACAAGTGATGGAATTGTCTTGCTAGTTGATACGCTCATTGAGCTAAACAAGCAGGGCAAAAAGTTGCGCGTTGTAAGGCCATATCAACAAAAGCAAGCGCAAAAACAGCTTACATTTGAAGATAGCGAGCAAAAAATATTGGATATGACATTGCAAGAGTACACATACAACCAAATACTAAAAGCCCTCACAGATGGCGGATACCCAACAAAAAAAGGCGGCAACTGGAGATCAACGACAGTGCGCAGGATTGCGTTGCGCATGGTGACCGCAAAAAAGTAATTACAGGAGACTACAACATGATTACATTCACCCAATTTAACAACAAATTTGCCCGCAATGGATACGAGCAAAAAAAGACATTTAAAGAATTCATATCATGGCTTGAACGTGATATTAGGGCCGACAAAGAGGGCAAACTTTTTGCACCGGCAATTTTTGATGGGCCACGGCTCAAAAAAAACGTGCAGTGGATTACAATGCTATGTTTTGATGTAGACGACGGCACAGTGTATCAGCTACCACAGACAAATTACAAATACATTGCATACACTACACACAGCCACACCCCTGCACATCACAAATGGCGTTTGATATTCCCCTTGCAAAAACCAATACCTGCGGAGCATTGGCGTTATGCTTTTCAGGCAGCCAACCGTTTTTGGCACATGTTATTTGACGATTCTGTCGGAGACATCGACAAATCATGCTCTG